TGCACCATCATGAATTAAACAAATAGCTTTGTCACCAAAATTATCNAATGACCACATCCCTGGTTCAAGGACCAAGTCTCCCGATGCAGCTTCACCCCATGCAACATAGTCTGATGAATTAGTTACTGTTGCACCATCAGAGTGTGCTGATCTTGTAGAATTTCTGACAGCTCTTGTTATACCTGTTAAATCATTACCAGAAATACCCGTGTAAGAAATTTCTTCATTACCAACTTGAATAAAGTTTGTACCTGAAGATGGAAAGTTAGTTGTACTTGTTAAAGTAATAGAAGTTCCTGATCCACCAGTTCCTGCCGTGTTGTCACTTAAAGCCCCGTTTAAAGTTGTTGTGATAGCACCGGCAGCTTCTCCACCCCAAGAACCTAACCCATAACCAAATCCTTGTGCTTGTACTGCTGGACCAACAGTGTAATATTTTTGTATTCTAATACCTCCTGATGTTGTAGCACCAGATCCAGATTCATTAGATGGCATTGTTATTGTTGCCGTTACATTGGTTGGTGTGCTTGCAACCATAAATTTTTTGTCATCAAAATCTGACGCACTAAAGTTTGAATTTGTAATGGCTGTAAAATTATCCATTAACAATATATCACCAGGCACTAAACCATGTGCACTAGAATATGTTATAGTTACTGTAGGTGATCCGTTGGTAGTGCTAAAAGCATTTGTAAGTGTGGTTGTTGTTTGAATGGGGTGTATGTCATAAAACACACCTCCTGAATATGCATACAATATTCTATTTGTTCCTATTATTGCATACTTTCTAGATAAGCTATTTATAAAGTGATGTAGTCCCCTACCAGCTCCAGTCAATTCGTTTTCGTTCAATGTGCCCAATTGATTCCAACCACCTATTTTTTCAGGTGATCCATATCTAAATCTAACATTATCACAATCTACCCACTGTCCCTCTGCTCCTGTAGGTGTGATTTGTTTATTAATACCTGGTTGAAAGCCTATTTTTTGTAACATAAGAATCCTATTATAGCCAATTATTTTATTGTTGAAAGGTTCTTTTTACGTGGTATATATACTATGTACAGAAAGATTACAATGAAAACAACAATATATTGGTCACCTGGAGATGTAGACTTACATCATGATTGGAGTATTTTATACAAGGACCCTTCTATATTAGGCAGTGATTTAAGAAAAAGAATGTCCAAAAATATAGAGAAAACATCTAATCTTTTTTACTGTCCTGCTGTCAAAGATTTAACTTCTAGAATAGCTGTATTAAAATCTCCTATGAGTTGTCATTATAAAATGAGGGAGAACGAATTTATACCTGTATCTAAAAATTTTTTAAACATTACTTTTCCACATAAACCAAATTTTGAAAACAATATAATGTTTCAATTATCTACTTCGTATATATTTTTTTGTGAGGAAGATGTAAAAATGACTTTAACTTCTCCTTATTTTTCTAATAGCCCACATCTAAAATATGGCTCAATAATACCTGGTTCTTTTAACATATCCACCTGGTTTAGAAACATTAATATGGAGTTTAATCTATGGGGAGATATAGAAGAGTTTAAATTTAAAAAAAATGAAGACATGGCTTATGTTCATTTTGATAGTGAACATGAGATAGAATTAAAAAGATTTGATTTTAATGAAAGATTATTAAGAATAATAAGAACTTGTTCTTCTGCAGGTACTTGGGAAAAATTTGTACCTTTAATGGAAAGATATAAAAGATTTAAAGAGGCTAAATTTAAAAAAATTATATTAAAAGAAATAAAACAAAACCTTCTAGATTGATGAATTTTATATCTATTAGACTATGCGAGCATGACTCAAACATATCTTTTTTTGATGGTGAAAAGATTCACTATTTAAAATCAGAAAGGATTTTTGATACCAAACATCATGCCTATAATAATCTTATAGAATGGAAACAAACAATATTTGATCATTGGAATATAGATGTAAACGATGTCAAAGAAATGTCCGTGGTCCTTGACCCGTGGATATATAACTTTCCTCTAGATAAAAAAATATTTTTTCCAAGCACTAAATTTTATTGTCATGAACTAGGTAATGTAACAAGGGTAAATCATCATTGGGCCCACGCTTTAAGTAATAACTTGGTACATGGAGATATGAAAAATCATATAATTATAGATGGGTTTGGAGATAAAGATGTGGCTACCACTGTATTTAAAAATAACAAATTAGTGCAAACAACATCTTTTAGTAAACATGGTTCAATTGGAACTTACTACGGTGACGTAGCCATAGATTTAGGAATAAAAGTTAGTCATGAGTGTGACTACGCAGGTAAATTAATGGGACTACAATCATATGGTAGTTTGGATAAAGGGTTTTACAATACAATAAAAAACTTGGACATTACTAAAGTAAAACAAATATATGATTTTAATTTATATATTGATTATAAAAAAGATCCTTTAATTGCTTTTCATAACAAACTTAATTGGGCACATACTATACACAAAAGATTAGGAGAAGTAATACTAGAATACTTTAAAAAACATTTTAAAAAGAAAGATACAATAGGATATGCTGGTGGTGTGGCCCACAATATAATATGGAACACATTATTGAAAGAAGAATATCCTAACTTAAATATACCACCTCACTGTGATGATGAAGGTTTAAGTTTAGGTGGCATTAAGTTTTTATTAGATAAGTACAAAATAAAAAAATATAAATTAAATAATTTTCCCTTCTGTCAAACTGATGAATCCACAGAAGAACCATCTATAGATACTGTAAAAAAAATTGCAAAGTATTTAGCTAAAGGAGAGATTGTTGCATGGTATCAAGGTCATGGAGAAATTGGTGCAAGAGCTTTGGGCCATCGTTCTATACTTATGAACCCTTATGTAAAAGACGCTAAAGAAAAATTAAACAGGATTAAAAACAGAGAAGTGTACAGACCTTTTGGTGCTTCTGTATTAGAAGAAGATTATAGTAAATATACAAAAGCAAGATATCTAAACCCTTATATGCTTTATGTTAATTATTTAATAAAAGATTTAGATAGTGTCCAACACGTAGATAAAACTTGTAGACTTCAATCTGTGTCAAAAGAGAATAAATATTTCTATGCTTTATTACAAGAATACAAAAAGATAACCGGAGAATCTCTTATTATTAATACAAGTTTAAACATATCAGGTAAACCTATAATGAATAATATTAAATCTTTATTAGAATTTAAAAACAATAATAATATAAAAGCTGTTTATGGAAATACAATTATTAGATAAATTTTATCTATATAAAAGACTAATATCTGTGCCTAAAAATATTTTCATAGAAGATATAGATAACGAGATAAACTCAGGAAACCTTTGTGAGGGAGTTCCTAAATATCAAACATACAACAATCTATATGACAAGATGAAAGAAAAAACTCATTGGAAAGTTTTATACAAAGAAGTATTAAATAAAGTTATGAATATAGATCAAAATTTAAAACTACACAGTTCTTGGGCTAATGTATCAAAAAAAGATTCTTCTTTTAACAATCACACTCACAACACTAATCTTACAGCTATATATTATTTAAAAAATAAATACCTAGAATTTGGTACTTCTATAAAAGATTCTGTAATAATTCCTGGAGAAGAAAACTCGTTATTAATATTTAATGCTAAAGTTATGCACTCAATTGTAAACATTCATCCAGACCTGTATGATAAGACAGGTCCAAGATATTCTATAGTATTTGATTTTGTATGTCAGTAATATTAAAAAAATTTAAATTAAACTCTTACGCTTTTGTCTTTCAAATGAAAGAACATAAAAAAATTAAAGATAAATTATTAGATCTTATTGATATCACTGATCAACATACAATTAGACCGGATGAAACCTGCAATGATTTTATATCAAAGACTGATTGGAAATTTTCTAAAATACCAGAAAGATTATATGCAATAGAGTTTTCTAAGATACTTGAACCTTATATTACTAAAATGCTTTTAGAACTGTCTATGGATGAAGCCACAATACATAACATGTGGTTTCAAAGTTATCACAAAAAAGACACTCACAACTGGCATATACATGAGGGGACTCATTGGACAAATATTTATTTTTTACAACTACCTGATAAAAATTTTAGAACTGAACTATACGATAGTTTTGATAAAAAAATTATTAACAATATAGAAATAAAAGAAGGCACACTATTAAGCTTTCCAGCAAATATTTTACACAGGTCACCTAAAAATACTTCTACTAAAGTAAAGACAATAATATCTTTTAATACTACTTTTTCTAATACCAAACAAAATTTAATACAATCCTAAAATTTACATCAGTATGTGTCTGTGTTCCGTGCTCCATGTTTGCAGGAAACATTACGAATCTATTGGCTACACTTTCAACAAACTTACCATCTTTAAAATAAGTTCCGCCATTATTTGTATTTACATAAAAAATACCTGTCTTACAATTATCCAAACCTTTTTCAAAATCAATATGTAAATTAGTTTTAAAAGACTCATGATTTTTGTAATCAAAATTACCTTTTATTCTTCTTAAAGCCATCACATCACATTTTTCTAACACCGGTGTAATAAAGTTAAACCAGTTACTATGAATCATACTTTCTTCAAAAAAAGAATGTGTGAGAGATGGAAGTTTATCGTTAGGGTTTACTTTACCTTCTTGATAATACCAAGGAAACCTTAATGAAGTTATTTCTTCATATAAAATATTAAAGTGTTCTTGTGATAAAAAATTATCTAGAACTTTAATCATTTTTATTTATTAATATATCTATGTAATTTCTATATTGAATTATTCTTTTAGAATATTGTTCTATAATTTCAACAAGACTATTTGATTGTAATTTATAAGTTTCAACCATTTGTTTCAAATCGTGATTGAGAGCTTTTTCAGATTTGTTAATTAACTCTGCTTTAGTCAAAGCAGTTTTAAAATCTTCATTTTCTCTTAATAATTTTTCATATTTAAATCTAAGTTTACCTAATTGTTCTCTATCTGAAATATTCATAATTTAAACCTTTCTGTATTATTCGATAACTTCTTGGAATAAAAGGAAACGATTCTGTTTTGTTTCCAAGATACATGTCAACTGTTGTAGGGTCATTTATATATTCAACAGTCTTATCCCAAAACTCATTGTGTTTCAAGTGAGCACTTGTTTTTTCGATGGTGTCTTTCCAAAACGAAGTATTGAATAATGAACCTCCATGATAAACAAAACATATAAAATTTTCGTATTGTTTAGCCATAGCATCAAACTCATTGTTGACATCATCTTCTTTCATCCTTCCTAATATATAATCAAAAAACATTCTATTTATATTGTCATAAAAAACAGTAGATAGAGCTTCCATAGGTTCATAAAAAATAGCTTTGTTACCATTTTTAATTACTCTATTATTCAAAACATTATTTGCTCTGTATGGTTTAAATTTAAATTCTTTTAAATTTAATTTTTTAGTATTAAATATTTTTGATATATCTTCTTCAGCATCTTTTGTTTTTGTAATATTGTTATTAAACAAATATCCCCAACCTTGTCTTGTCTTCAAAGGTATTCCAAACATCCAACCATTTTTAGTTGCTTGATGATACGTAAAATTCCAATTACCAGGTTCTTTTATAGAATGCACTAACGCATGATTTAAAGGTAAGAAATCAGAAGTAGTGTAATCAGAATAATCTTTTGGATATCCTGAACAATCTATGACATAGTCATATTTTAATTTCTTTTTATTTACAGTTAAAATAACTTCTCTATTGTTTTGTTTAATAGATGAAACATTTCCTTTTATTTCTTTAAAATAATCTTTTTTATATATTTTCAATCTTTTAAATATAACATCTTTTAATTTAAAATTATTAAAATGAAACGCATACGCAGGAGGAACTATTGGACTTATAAAATCTTTTTTTCTCCAGTTTTTATATTTGACTCCGTATTTGATTGTAATATCTAATTCGTCTGAATCTTCAAAACCATTAAAATTAGCAGCTCTAAATAAAACATCAGGCACTTGAATATTAGTGCTTTCTCCTATACCTAAAATATCTTTTTCAGGATTGTGTATACAATCTACTTGTAAGTTGAGACCTGCTGAATAATGTAATAAATGACAAACAGACATTACTCCAACAGTTCCTGTTCCTATAACTGCTATTTTCATCTTTTAACCTTTATATCTGCAGGTATACCTAGGTGAGGTCTACCATCGTATATGTTTAATTGAGAACCTTTTGTTTCCATATTATTGTAGTGAAAAAATACTTGAGCACAGTTTTCTCCTTCAAATGAATCTCTATAGTGCTCTAAATCAATTCCTCTATAAACTAACATATCACCAGGTTTTAAATCAACTTTTTTACCTTTTTGTTTAGAGGGTTCATAATATAGTTTATCACCTTGTTTTTTATCTTTACCTTCTTTTGGATTTGGGTTGATATATATAGGCCATGGGTCTCCACCTATAAAAAGTGTTGTGGATATTTCACAACTAAATCTATCTTTATGTCTTTTAAGAATATCTCCATTTTTATAAACTCTAGAGTAAGAATAGTTTGGAGTTAGTTTTAATTTAGTAGCTTTTTCTGTAGCTATAAGTAATCTACTTAATAAAGTTTCCATTAAAACATCACCATATATAGAAAAAGTATTGGGTACTTGATCATCTTTCCACGTTCCATATATCCTTTCAAAGGGTGTAAAATATTTTACTTCTAATAAAGTTTTAGCAGCTTTTCTTTTTAATATTAAATAATCATAACAAAGATCAGCTATTTCTTTTGAAATAATATTTTTAACTACACAATATTTGTCTTTTTTAAAACTTATCGCCATGGTTGTCCTATACTCCATATAACTAAACTATATCTTGTTCCTTTGGTAACTGGTGTAACTCTATGCCATAGGTAAGATGGAAATACAACTATAGATCCCTGCGGTTTAATTTCTTCAATAATTTTCCCTGATCTTTTATTTCCTTGTTTGGGATTACTTAAATCAAATTCTAAATCTCCACCTTTATAATCTTTAGGATCAGACAAAGAAACTGTTACTGAAAGTTTTCGCATTTTTCCATCATAATTTTTATTTGCACTTTTATATGGTTGATGACTTCCATCAGTGTGCCACTCATAAAAATACCCTTTGTTGTAGGTTGTAAATTGAGCGTCCTCTGAAAAACTCCATTCAAAATTCCATCCAGCATTTTTGTTTGCTTCTTGTATATAAGGACAAATTGTATTGTAGATAAATAAATCATTTAAAAAAACTACATCAGATTTTCTAATAGCTTTTAAAGTTGTTTTATCTTTTTTGGATAATTCGTGTTTACTTTTTACAGGAGGAATGTCACCAACAGTGCCAATACTTTTAATTTTTTGGTTACCGTATAAAATTAATTCTTCACAAAATTTTTTTGATAAAGCACTTGTAAAGTACCAATAATCATATTTTGAACAAAAACTCATATCTTAATATCTGTATATGTCTTTCTTATATAGTATAAATAAATTTATAGCAATACAAATTCAGATGTTTCTGGATTCCAAAGATACGTATTAGAGTTATCAACATGATTAGCTAACCATCTTTGATTGTCTTCATCCCAACTTATGTTTCTATAAACTTCTGTCTCTGCAGGTCTAGCAACTGGAGGTTGCCATTCAAATTCCGAATCTAATGTCCAACTAGCAAAAGGTTGTTCATGAATAAAAACATCATTTACTGGATCGTAACTCATACCAATCCCAGCAAATCTTTTTCTAAAATTATTGTTGTAAGAAGTTTGAACCCACTTGACTCCATTAAAAGAAAGTTTAACAGTTTTTTGTCCAAAGTGATTTGCTGCTGTTTCTTGTTGATCGCCGCCATTGTCACTTATATCTTTGTCGCATGCTACAACAACTCTTAAAACTTTATTATTAACATCTAATTCTGCAAAGTGTGCCATTATATTTTCAAAGTCCCCGATACTGTAAATAGTGCTACTTGATCTCCTCCTACACTAGAGATTGTATTTGTTGGAGGTGTTACTGAAAATAAAGCATCAGAAGGTGCTCTTAAAATAATAATACCAGAACCACCATTTCCACCTGGTTGATAAGGAGGTCCTCCGGCTCCTCCGCCGCCTCCGGTATTTGTTCCGCCCGCTCCTCCAGCAGGTCTTGTTCCAGATGCTCCACTATTTCTAGCAGATCC